GTGCATTGTCCACCACGCCACGACGTGTACCAGCTGGAGCCAACCATGGATAGCTTACAGCATCGCTGCGCAGGATGGTGCGTACCATCATGTGACTTGGAGGAGCAACCACGGTGTTGCCGCTGAGGTCTGTGGTCTGGCAGCTGGGGTAGAATGCGCCAGCATAGTTGCTGGTTGCAATCTGACCGTCTTCAGTGACCAATCCCAGTCCATTGTTGTTGGTAGCCCAGTTCACAAGACTTGTGCCACTTGGATCCAGTCGCATTGGAGTATCTGCTACCACAAACAATGTGTTGCTGCGCTCGTTGCTGAGTGCAATCATGTTGGGAGTAAGCTCAGGATATGCGGGTGTAGCAATCAAGTTGAAGTCAACTTGTTCTTCTCGAATGCTCAAACTGGTGTCAATTCCTGACTTCAATGCTGCCACAATCATTTTGCGTTGTGCCTGACGTCCTGACCACATGCTGCCATCATCTTTGTTGCCGCTGGCAGTTAACCAAGTGTTTTTCACACTAGGTAGAGTATCGTCAGGGAAGCTCGTGGCATTGAAATAGTTTTCTTGGAAACTCTTGACGTTGTAGCCACTACGACGTGTGTTGAACAACAGCATGCCCTGTGGATACAGTGCAGGATCAGGTGCATCAAGATCCAGGTAATTGCTGGTCAACAAGCTTTCGATAGTTGGGAAAGGATCGCTGATTGGATCAGTAGTTCCGTTGCCGGCCCAACGTGCGTCTGCAAACAGCACGCCATTTTCAGTGACCTGGTCTGTGGTGTCGATTGAAACCCATTGGTTTTCTCCAGCAACAGCTTGCCAACGATAAATTGCAGGATAGTTTTCTAGGTCGCTGGAATCGATCCAAAGATCACCAAATTGCAATGGGCTTTCACTGGCGTCATTTTGTGTAGTTGGTGCTGTGGCAGCAATGATAGGACCGCTGGCGTTGGTCTCGCTGAGGTCAAAACCACGAACATCATTGACAACGTTTTGATAGCCTTGCCAGGTGCCATTGTCCTGAATCATGATGTCAACATCGCTAACAGAACTGTAGAACCACAGTCGTCCATCTGCTGGATCAACATCTGGTGCAGTGTCGCTGGCTGTGTATGTAAATTCAGGTGTACCAACCCAATTACTCAATGTTAGTTGAGTAGCCGACAATCTACCTTGACGAACCAACGGAGTAACCAACGTAAATCCTGCAGCAGTCAGTGGCGTTCCGATAACATTCTCGACTACCATGGTTCCGCCTTGACTGTGTGTCAACACAATGTTTCCTGCTGAGTTAACACTGGCACTGACATTAGGTATGTTAGCTGCACTAACCGCAGCAACAAAAGCTGCTGGAGTTGTTCCGCCCAACGTTGCTGTTCCAAGAACTGAGGTTGGTGTGGCTGACGCTTGACTGGCTCGAATAGTAAAACTATTTCCTGAAACAAAAGTTGGATTGGCCACAGTACCAGTGACCACTGTTGCGCCCAATACATATCGACTTAGAATTTCGTATGATGCAGTTTGATTGGGAGTAGTTGCATAAAAATATGGATCAACGTTGACATACGTGGTGCCAACTGGAATGTTTTTTCCGCCTCCACTGGGGTCAAGACCGCTCAATGCCGCAAAGTCTCCAATGTATGCATTGCTGGTTTGTGCAACCCAATCTCCCAGCACTGTACTGTATTTTTTGATCACTACATTTATACCGCTGTTGGCAGCACTCATGTTGTTCCATACAGATCCTGTGGGGCGCGGTGTAGCATCGGTTGTTCTCCAGCGTGGTACTTGATAACTGTAAGACGGAAGGTATATAGGGGCACGATAATCACCTGCTGTGATCCCCAAACTGGTCAGCAGTGCTGCACCGTTGTTGCCGCCTGGTTCAATTGCAACTACGCCACCGTTGAGACTGGAACCATCGCTGGTAGATGTTGAATCTGCGTACAGTGTAAGTTTGCCGCTGACTGCTTCTGCACTAACACCCTGGATTGTGGCTGCGTTAATGGCTGCTGCCAAACCAGCCACAGTGTTGGTGCTTGGTACTGCTACAAGTGTGCCATTGATAAAAAGATTGTAACCTACAACCAGACTAGACGGGCTAGCGGTACCTGTCAATGTAGGCCACGAGTCTTTCCACCCGTCATCACCAATTTGCACCCAGGAGTTGCTGGAATTTTTGTAATAGCCAAATATAATTTCTCCGATAGCAACCATTGCATAGTCGCCAATGCTGCCCACCGATGATAGTGGTGTGTAATCTTCTGCATCAGCATCGACAACTTCAGCAGGGTCAGTGATCACAATAGGAGTTTTGACAGTGAATGTTCCAGTAGTTTGGTTCCATTCTTGGATCCCCCACACAGATTCAGATATGTCAAGCCAAGTAGTATTGTTGGCAGGCTCACCCACTGGACGATTCAAACTGGCAGTTAGTTCTGTCAAGTCAATGTCAACACGCTGAACATAAGCACGGTTAGTGACACCCAGTGAAGAATAAGCAGCCAACAAGCCGTATTCATTGAGTTCATACCCGTTGATCGGGGTACCATTGGTGGTGTTGTAGAAGAACGGTACACCAAAAGTTGCAGCCAAATCGCGTTGGCTGGTAATTAGATAAGTTTTGTTTGCGTTGGCAGCCAATGTACCGGCAGCAACGGTAATACCGTCAGCGGATACTTTGTCTTGTGCAGTTGCAACCAAGAAGTAAGGCACTGAATTAACAGCACTTGGAATATATTGACTTTCGTCAATTACTGTTACTTCTACGCCGGGTGATACTAGAGCCATAGTGGGTTCCTTTTTAAGTTACAGATATTTATAGGTATATTGAAAAAACCGCCCTCTATGTTGCCCTTTGCAAAGGTCCACCTATAAATACCTCATGAAAAGACCCACTTGTCCTGTGTGCAATCAACGTGCTTGTGCCATAAACTACCGACGCGACGAAGTTGTGCACTATCGCAGTCGTTGCGAGAACTGTGTTCGCAAAAGAAAAAAGTTGCCCAAAAGAAAACCCAGCTGGGAGTCAGCTGGGTACAAGAAAAAAATGCAGTGTGATCGTTGTGGTTTCAAGGCACGATATTCGGCCCAAACTCTAGTGTATCATGTAGACGGGAATCTCGCCAACTGCGATATAAAAAATCTCAAAACGGTGTGTCGTAACTGCGAAGTCGATTTATCAAAATCTGATTCGATATGGCGACCTGGTGATTTGCAACCAGACGGCTAACCAGCTCACGAGTGTTGCGCTTGAGATCCGATAGTGTACCGTTGTTGTCAATCACATAATCAGCCATCCAAATTTCCAGGCTCATGCTGGATTTGTCCTCTGTAGGCAAGTGATCACTACGATCTACCCAAATAGCATAATCAAACACATTGGTATTCTTCATGGCATGGAATTCTGCTTTGTTGCGTAGGCCGCAATAGATTTCGTTTTCAGCAAAAATTTCTCTGCCCAGTCTAGCATAATCGTCTCGGCAGTATTCATGAATCATGTTGTACCATTCAGCACGATGATTGTGTCGATCTTCAAAGCACTGCTCGTAGCTGGTATACCCATACTTGGGTGCTAGTTCGGTATAGATAAACTTTTCAGCACAAAAGTCCGAACTAGATCTAAAATTATACCCAAATTCTTCACGTAGAATATCACACACAGTGTCTTTGCCGTGGCGTGCGTTGCCAATAATCAGAAGTTTGGGTAAGGTCATTTGAGTGAAGTCACGTTGAGGTGTTGTAGAGTGCGTTGCAGCATGCCAATCTGTCTGCGGCAATCCTCTAGGGCATGATGGCTAGTGGGTGGCATGGGTTGATCAGGCCACAGGCTGAACACTGTACGACTGTCCCTGACCATGTAGTACTTCCAGGGCAAGGGCTTGTGATAGCTCTTGTAGGCATGTTCCAGGATATTCATGTCGTATGTGGGACCTTGTGCCCAGATTCTGTTGGAGTGCCAAATCAACCGGCCTAGCTCGTCCAGTGCTTGATCCAAGGGCACACGGTGCTGTTCACCAAACGCTTCTTCACGTGCGTGATCTGGCTGGGTGGCCCACCACTCAATTGTGCCTTGATCAATGTCCCGTGTTTCTTGACTTTCCAGTGTGATTCGGGCATAGTAAGATTGCTCATAATACCCTGTGTCAAAGGGATCAAAGCTCTGGGCAGCAATGGTTAGAATACAGGTGTTGGGACCAGTTGCCAGTCCTTCGAGATCAATCATTAAATCAGCCATGCACTGATTATAGCATGTTTATGACTGAAGGTCAATGTTCATGGCTAACTTGAGCCAGTCAATCATGGCATTTCGAGTAGGATGATAACCATCAGTTTCCAACCGGTTGTGTTGTTTGGCCCATTCATAAGGAGCGTCAAATCTGGTAAATTTTTTCCAGTCAACCATGGAGTACAACGGTGATGCGGTATCCATAATTCCATGCGAATGTTCTTCAGTTTCTTGAGGAATACTGCGCTGAGTATCGTATATAAATGCCATTTGATAAGGTACACCTGATTTTTCCAACACAGCCTGGCACGAAATTATGCTCAACAGTGTCATTTCTGTTAGGTAAGTGCTGCCTGATTCTGCGCCTAGATACTGGGTACGAAAAAATTGTCTCAAGGACTCTGGGGTGCCTGACTCGCTTGTGCCTGACCCACAGATGCCGCCTGAATGATACCAGGACATGCTGCCCACTGGGCAACTTGCTGCCCAAGAATCTTTGCCATTGGGAGGATAAGTTTTGTGTAGTTCTTGGCTGATAGGGAAATCCAGGCGGTTAATGCCAGACCACACCACAACTACTTTATCGTAGGTGTCTTGACTGAGTTGATAGATTGTTCTAGCTGCTATAGCCTGGTTACCTGACCCTGGTGACGACAGCACTTGATATTTTTTAGAGTCAACATGATAGTCGTCATTGTTTAGTCTATAATTCAATCTGTCCACAAAACTGCAACCTACCAGCAGTGTTTTGCTCATCAGCCAATTACCCAAGTAAGTGGCTGGCTCCCGTCTACATAGTTTTTGAGATCTTCCAGCAGTTTGTCTATGGCCGCTTGGCCTTCTGATTTCATGGCTGCACCATTGAGACTGGTTCCACCTTGTGGACCAGCAATGCTGGCAAACTTTTCACGAGCTTCACCAATGATCAATTTGGCGTTGGCCACCATGTAGTCCTTGATCCATTGCTGGATCTGATAGTCACTGAGCAAGGTAATTTCAGGCTTGAGGTTGTAGGTCCAAATCAACACAGCTTCGCCAGTGGCTTTGGGGTCACGGATCAGCTGTAGTTTTTTGGTCACTGGATTGTATGTGTAGTTCATGTAGCCGCCAAACATACGTGCTGCAAGTTCAACATACTGACTGTAGAAATCATAGGTAGCAAGTCCACCTGCCACGTTGAAGTTCATCAAATAAACGTTCAAACTGGCCTGGCTAAACGGGTCAAAGTTAGATGCATAAGGACCAGTGGCATCGCCAAAAGTTCTTCGAAAAATTTGCCGTACACTGATAACTTCTTGCGGCAACTGATAGATGTTTTCATCCTTGACCAATCGCATGAAGATATAGCTTTCTTCATAGGCATTTTGTGCACGTTGACGGTATGTGCCAATTGTTTTTTGATAAGCGGCTTCGTAGTGTTCGGGATCTAGCTCAATGTCAACAATTTGCGAGCCCAGCTGAAGTTGTACATAATCAATAAGATTTTGTTTTAGAGTAGTTAGGGTATCTTGTTGCTGTTCCATTGGATTTACCTTGTGCTGTTATTTATTGCGTATCCAATGTGCTAGCTTGTTGGCAATTAATTCGTGCCCCAACTGATTAGGATGTGCAAAATTAGGACGTATGTAAGGGTTGTTTTCAATATTGATCAGGTGCTCGCCGTTGTGCGCCGATGCACCAAACCAATCGCCGGCTGTTTCCTGCCCGCCGGCCCAAATTTTATCAGTATCAACCATGGGCAGCCAGTGAGTATATTTTACCCATCCTGAGAAATAGTAATCGCTGATGTTGT